GTCAAACGGAATACGCTTTTGCGTATGCATTAACTTTTTTTCTTTAATGTCCATCAGTTCAGTGTCGGTCTGTTCTTCCACTGGATTACATTCCCACTGACATGAGTTTATCCACTGCATGACCGCTGAACGATGACTAACGCCCTTATACTCAGGGTAACGCGCTTGGATTGCCGCGTAAAAGTCTGTGTCATTCCACGCAATGCGCATCATCAACGGGTCAAGAAAGCCGTAAATTGGTTTCAATGCCTCCTGGTGCTTAATGATACATTCGTTTTCCTTGGCTTTGTCGTTATCGCCATCACCATTTAGACCATGACTGAGTAACGCACCTTTGAGCATGGATGACGGTATGCCGTCACTTGATGCCAACGATATACGGTCGATAATCGCCTCATACGTTGCCTTGAGTGACTCGCTAAAGTGAGTTAAATCAACGGTAGTTATCTCGTCATCTTTACCAATTACCGCAACTTCACCGTTAAACAACGCGCTGATTTTCTGGCGAATAAAGCCTTTTAATGACTGGTTCGCCGCGTCAAGTGTCGTGGTGTTTTGAAAGGATTTTTTGTGGATGAATGAGCCTACTTTACGATTACCCGCGCTTAGTGCAATGTCATTTTCCAGAAACAATTTAAGGTAAAACAGCGGTCTTTCGTAGCATGATGCAGGTGCATAGCTGAATGATGCCGTATTGTAATTGAGAAACAAGGACGGCTCGAACGGATTGCGTAGCGTGAAACATCGGCTTGAATGGTAGCCAATGCCCTGCACTTTAACGATTGAGGGCGTGGCTAAAAAGTCTCTCTGGTTTGGCTGTTGGTTGTGCGTATTGCCGCCTGCGGTGTTCAAGGGGTCAACAACATTAAAAAACGCCTGATTTGATAGCTTACTTACATCTAAAGGGCTTTCAGTCTCAACGTCATACTGCCCGATGATTATCGACGTGACACCAAACGCTTTAGAACCTGCCAGCAGGTCATGCGCTAGATTATCCTGACCGTAGCGCATAGCCACATCGTTAAACGCATCAATTGCCATTTGTGGGGCTGAACTAATTTGAATATCGCGCCCGTTAGCCTGCGCTTTGATAATTGGCATTGATACTAATGCCTGTCCTGCTGGATGGAAGCGGCGTATTAATTGGCAAGTGTGGTAATCCAATGATGTTGCATTAAGAATATCATCACGCGCTTGTTGTGAGTCGGTTGTTATCATTATCGGTTCTCGTTAAATTTTGCTAAATGACAGTAAAACGGCATAGTTAAACGTGTCAAGGCAGTCATCCGCCCCGCTATCAATGCCCAGCTTGAAGTTTGTTATTTGGTTAAGTAAATGGTTTTTGGACTGGTCTTTTAATACGACAGTCTTGTCATAGGCGTATTCGCTAAATTTAACCAGCCCTTCAAATACAAATGGACTCGCTGATACTGCCCGCTCTGTTTTCCCCATGCTTGAACTGAACTTTTCAGGGATTGGATAAACTGTTATGCCTTTGTCTTGGCATGATTGCAATAATGTACTTCCGCTTGCCTTATCTTCAATCCATACTGATACGCCGTTTCTGGCTTTGCATTGCACAGATAATTCTTCTGATCTCTTTATGACCGTTGGAATCCATTCAGATAATAAACTGCTTCTTATTTGAATAGCGTCCCAGTCTAAAATAATTAACGTGGGAACAGGGAATTTAACCAGTGCGCAATAAATAACCGCCGTAGAATCGTTCTTTTTCCCTGTTTTAACCGCTGTATCAAGTATCGCAATAATTGAGTCGCTATTGGCTGGATAAGAGACTGGATAGCCATCAATCAATAAATCGGCTTCATTAAAGAACAAGCCGCCCTCTGGTATCGGGTTCTGCTGAAAAATTGCCGACCAAAAAAACGCACTCATTGTTTTGCGCATTTTCTCCAGCTTTTCAAGCGGGTGCAGTTCAGGCACTAAAGCAGTATTATTTTGGCAAATAGCAGGAAACATAAGCACTTTTACATTTTGGTCGTTCTCAATAGTTCTCCCGCTTAAATCGTCTTTTGACCACCGCTTAGCCATAATAATATGCCCGCTATTTTTTGATAATCTGGTTAAAAACGTGGTTATATACCAGTTCCAGATTCTATCTTTGATGGTTTCGCTTAGTGCTTCTTGGCTGTTTTTAATCGGGTCGTCAATAATGCCAATATCAACGCGCCGCCCCGTCAATCCGCCACCCACGCCCACACCCCTATAAATTCCCTTACTGCCGATTTCATAAGCAGTCTGATTTTGCTTAGCCGCAACGCCCTTGGTTTTTGTGCCTAGCGTGGCTTGTGGAAATAATCGCTTATACTCATCACTGCCCATAATTTTTTGAACATCGCGCCCCATATCCTGCGCAATATCGGCACTGTATGACGCGCCTGCAATAGATAATTCTGAATTTCTGCCGTGTATAAAAGCGGGTAAACAGCGGCTTACTATTTCTGATTTGCCATGTTGAGGCGGGGCTGAGAATATCAAAATAGGGCGTAACCCTGCTTCGACATCAGCCAAGAATTGCATAAGCTCAGCGCAAACCTTACGGCTAAATTCGCTAACTATGTAATCTGGATTTATGTATTGAATGAAGTCATGTAGGTTAGCCCGTGCCCTCCTGCGCTTCAATAGTTCACTAGCCGCTTCCTGCCGCGATATTTGCGAGTTCATTGTCCGTTAATTCCTCTAGTGGTTTTGATGTAGTCGTTGTCACAACGGGTTCAATCGTGCCTTTTTGCGCCGGATAATAGTCAACAACGCCAAGCGTCACCATTGCCGTTTTAGCTCCCTCAATACCCGCTTTCACTTCGCTTATTTTTATTTCGCTGGGGATTAACTGGCTTAATCTTTTAAGCCCCAACAGCGTAACATTTTCAATGTAGCCCTTGGCTTTTAGTACGCGCTCGACTTCATTTTGAATCACTTTTTTTTCTGAATCGCTTTTTTTGATTCAAATCCTCTACGACTCGCGCCACATCTTGACTCAACTGATTCAATCCACCCTTAACCCATTCCTCTTTTGCTGCCATTCTTTGCACAGTTGAAAATGGAATGCCCAGTGTTTTTTCAATTTGTCGCGGCGTTTTTCCCATGCCATAAAGTGCCTTGGCTTGCCCCCAGTCATAGTTTTTCTTAGCCATTTAAAAAAATCCTTTTATAGTGAGAAAAATTCACCCGTTGACTCAAGTATCGCCTGCTTGCCTGTGTAGGCTTGCCATCTGTTTACAATAACATCGCAATACTTTTCGTCGAGCTCCATGCTGTAATTTATGCGGTTTGTTTTCTCGCAGGCTATGAGTGTGCTTCCGCTGCCGCCGAATAGGTCGAGGACTGAGTTGTTTTTTACCGTTGTTTTATCTAACGCTTCCTCAGCCAGTGCTACAGGTTTTTGTGTTGGGTGTAAATAATCCGCAGCTCCATCTTTACCAACCTTCCACACACTACCGATTCTTTTACCACATAGCTCTGCCCCACGATGCCATACTAATGCGGTTTCGTAGTCTGTTGAAAATGTCTTTTTTTTATCACCTATTCCACCGCCACCTTTGAACCAAATCACCATGTTACTGGGGAAACCAAGTGATTTTGTGTTATCCATCCACTTATCGAGAACTTTCCATGTTGTCCAAATAAATACCCAGCCATTTGAGAATATATCTATTATCGGAACAATATCAAGAATAACATCGTCATTTTTAATAACATCAAATTTACTTGATTGTGTGCGCATATTTGATTGATAACTTACGCCATAAGGCGGATCAGTAAAAACCATATCAGCTTTAACGCCATTCATCAATTTATCAACAGCATCAATGCTCGTGCTATCGCCACACATTAACCGATGATTTCCCAATAGCCACACATCCCCCAGCTTGGTAATGGGCTCTGCTGGTGGTTCTGGAACTTCGTCTTCGTCCGTAAGTGCCGCAGGTATTTCATCAATGGTTAAATCAAAATCATCAAAGCCAATCAACGCCAAATCAAAGTCTAAATCCTGCAATTCGCCAAGCTCTAAGCGCAACAGTTCATCATCCCACCCGCTAAGCTCAGCCAGTCTATTGTCTGCCAATATGTATGCCTTGCTCTGTGTGTCGCTTAGGTGTGACAGCTCAATAGTTGGCACTGTTTCAAGCCCTAACTTCTGTGCCGCCATAACACGACCATGACCTGCAATGATGCCGCTATCTTTATCAATCAATACTGGATTGCAAAATCCGAACTCTTTTATGCTGGCTGCAATTTGCAAAACTTGTTCGGGCGAGTGTGTGCGTGCGTTATTGACGTAGGGGATTAGTTCATCCGTGTTTTTGTTGATAATGTCCAAATATCTACCCCTCATAAAATCAGCTGGTTTTTGAGTTGTAAAGGATTGCTTTACAACTCTATTTTTTGTCTCTCGGCTGTGCGGTTTAGCTTGCCGCTTATCAAAACAAACTCCAATAGCGGACAAAATAAAGCGTGATAAGCACAGCGGCTAAAAACGCCGCGACAAATTGAAAAAACACTGGGCATTCCATTTTCAACTGTGCAAAGAATGGCAGCAAAAGAGG